CCCATATTTAATAGATGTAGATGAACTTTTTGACCCAACTCAGGGTCGCATTTTGTTTTATTATAACTCATAGATAACCTTCCTTTGTGATGGTTTTGTTTTGACATTGTGTTACCGTTGTGTAACACAAGTATTTATCACTTTGATTTAGCAACTGATTTTTTTGATTTAGCTTTAACTGCGGGCTTTGTATTGGCAAGTTCAACACTAGCGCAGGCTTCACGTACCTCTTTAACTAATGCATCCCAATCCCATTCCAATTCAGTACGACCATCAGAGTAGGTAGACACAGTTAAGTGACTACCTACTTGTATTGAGTCTGGCAATGAACTAACTTCTTCAAGTTGAATTTTCTTGCGAGTTGCCATGATTAAGCCTTAGCTTTTGCTTCTGCACGTGCGGCTTTTTCTGCTGTAATTTCATTACGGCGTGCTTTAATTGCCTTAGCCATCTCAGCTAATGCTTTACGGGCACGTGTTCCTGCAGCCGCATTACCTTTATCAAACTTTTCATGTTCGGTCAAGTATGCTTCTAAATGTGTGTTAATATCGTTATGTGCGCTCATGTTATTTCCTTTATGTTATGAGTATTTTGTTTCTCTTGTGTATTTACGATAGTCACTACCCATGCGTAAATATTGTTCTCCATTGCCTTCCATGATATCACAGATACGGTCAATAGTTTTATCAGTATAATCACTAATACGACCTTGAAAATTGTGCGGTGCCATTAACAAATTTTGCAATTTAGACATAGCATCATCAATACTCCAGGGAATATATAGTCGTGTATTATCATTAGCAAAAGTTTCCGGGAAACTACGATATGCCGGATATAATACATTACAACCTAATGTGTCTGCTTCGCTAACTGTATTACTTACCCAGTCTTGTAAAGCACAGTTAAACAATACTCTAGTATCGTTTAATAGGTCATAGTAATCATTCTTTTCCAAGTCTTCATAGATGACAAGTTTACCCTCGCTCTGTAGTTTGCGAGTACGTTCCATATAACTTTCGTTATTGCTTTTTAACTTACTACCACTGAATACACAGAATTCAATTTTTTTATTTGACCTAGAATAAAACGCTTCAATTAAGTCCATATAGAAATCAGGTTGTTTTTCTTGATCCCATCTTGCACTAAATGCTACACGCATAGTACGTTCTTCAAAGGGTTTCAATGGTCCTAATACACGACTACGCACCTCATTCTTACCGAATGCAAGACCACTAATGTTATATAGAGGTGACTTCCAGCCTGCAATCTTCATATGCATAATCATTTCTTCGTTAGTAGCTAGTACGCCATCAACAAAACTATCTACCATCTTCTCATAGTGACCCATGAATTCACTCATTCCCCATACATGTACGAAATCATCCGGATCGATTGACTGAGCAAGACAACGGACAAATATACGAGGACGAAGATTAGTAGGTACTTGCTTAAGTATATACGGCAAACTCTCAATACCTGGTTGAAACATATCTTCAAAATAGATAATATCTTGGTCACTACACTCTCCTGCTTTCATCATACGTACTAGATTCATTAGTTGACTCATACCAAAGTATGTACGTCCATGTGCGTCTAGTACTTGACCTGTAACAATAGCTTGGTCATCACTTAATGTTTCGCCAGGCACGATAACATAGTTAATACCTCTACGTTTAAATACACGTTCATTCCACTCTTGTAATTGTAGAGTGTAACGTGCTTTGTAAGGTTCGAGACCCATATAGAATAATTTTCTCATCGGACGATTGCATCAGCCCATGAATCTTTAGCCCACTTTCCAGATAACTGTTTAGTGTGTTGACGATATACGTAACTACGCATATCGTATAATGAGGATTCGTCATATTTGTAGCCATAATCTTGGCAGAATGCCAAGTACTTTTCTAGATCCTCGAAAATTTGACGTACACGAGGATTAGGTTGAAAAGTATGTTTTGCCATTGTATTTTCCTTTAAATAGCGAGTTGTTGATAAGGTTTGCTTGTATTATAATAAATCGTTGCACCGTTCTCACCGTCTTCACTGACAGTAATCTCAATGTTACGATCGGGATAGCGAGTAGCGATTTGCTCATAGAGGTCATCACTAATCATTTCACAACTCTTGTAATTCAATTCAAGTGTTCCGCCTTTGTAGAGATTTTCTAACCAGCGTTTAAATTGAATGAATTCAATATCCCTGTCATTGTGAAATACTTCAATCGCCACACTAAAATGAAAGATGTGACGATGTGGAGTTCCTAAAAAGCTAACATCATATTCATCACCTGTTGCGAGTGCTGGATCTGTTGCCGCTGCCGGGTACATATGAATACCCTCTTTTTGAAATGTTACAAAAATCATACGTTTAGCATAATGCTTAATGCGTACACGTTTTTCATTCATTGCTTGAATATGTTGTTCCATTAATATTTCCTGTTAAGTGAGGCCCATGTTAACCACTGATGAAATGTATTATACACTATTTCAGCTTCTTTGTCATCCTGATTTACCCGAACTCCACGTACATAAAACCCATCTTTTGCTATACGTAGCATTTCATCAGAACCACCTCTAAATGAAATAGTAGATTCTTCGGTTTCGGCAGTCATAGTTGATTTAATAGTCATCATCGCTGAGGTCGACAGTATCATGATCATGTTCCCATTGAATACGTTCCATTCTTCGGATCTCGTCTTTGTAAATTAGTCTTTGTTTTTTCATTTCTGAAATCTTCAACGGATCAGCGTTGTTAGCTTCCATTACTATAATCTGTTCATCAATCAAACGATGTGATTCTTTTAATATACTGATTCTACTACGATATGGCATGTTATCTCCTTATTCAAGTGTAAATAGTTCGTTAAACTTTTCATTAGAAGAATATTTGTTAGGTTTAATATCTTCTAACAAATATAGTTCAGAATCTGATTCTTCTTCTGTAAAAAGTTCTTTATATTGTGTACGTGAATTGATAGTTTTCTTACCACTAAATCCTTGACTACCTGATTGCATTTGCGTCCAGAATAGTTCATACTGTGTAATGATATCTAAACTTTCTTGTTTAGTTTTACATGCAAAAATACTATCAATCAACTGACCAAAGGTTAAACCTGTATTTTTATTTCTAACCATTGCTGGATGAATTCCTTGCTCATATCTACGATTAGCTTCTTGCACAGCATTGATATGAGTATAGACATTATGACTTTGTAACAATGTATAGCTAAGTGTATCCCAGCTAGTTTTTGTTTCTTTGTTATGTTGTCCTAAGAATCCTATCCCTCTATAACACAAATCTCTAATAAGTAGTTTATCAGTTACTGGACTATTTGTAAACTGTTTATGGATACCATCAGCCAAAACAGCATCAATAAACGTCCGATTATCAGTAGCATAAGACTTCTTCTCAGCAGTCTTTTCCATTTGATATGACCACTTCTGATTATGTTCAATGTTTGTATTAAAGTAAGCAAGTCCTTTAGCCGCACTAAAGAATGGGCTTGCACAATCAAACGTAATCTTCAAACTTGGGTTATGATACTTACGAATAGCTTTTTGAATATCAGTAAACAATACAGCATACTCTAAGATTGATACACCCAAACAGTGAACCAAATCATGTTTACCTTCTTGTAACAATCCGTCATATACAATATCAACAAATCTACGTAACATCAAGTCAACATCAATTTTATTCTGGCCACCAAACGCCCAACCATTAAAGTGATTGTCTGGATAGATGTTTGGATCACAATACTTTTTCATTTCGTTGTACCATGAATCACTTTCAGTATGTGTAGTACCTTGCAATACATTTAAGAACTTACACTTACCCGAACGATTGTTAATAAAGTATTCGTTATTAATATGTGTAGCAGTAATAGCTTCTTCGATGTTATGAATGCCATGAAGTTTGATAGCAGGTTTGTTTAAGAATGATTGACTAGGTACATCTAAACACATACCATAGTCCATGTATGTATCCATCCACTTCAAAACAATTTGACGTTTTTCTAAAGCTTTAGGACAGTTAGGATCTTTCCAATCAGCCGGCCATTGACCTTTAAGAATTTGAAATCCACCAGAGTCGCCCAACATGAATGTACCAGCTTCACGTTCTCTAATGATTGATTCACTAGGATCGTCTTTAGTAGTATCTAAGTTAGCATGACCAGCAGAGTACAAGCCCCATTTATAATAATATAGACCTTCTTTGCTATTAAGAAAGTTTAGTTTTTCTACATCATTGTTAAAGCCTGCAGGTATACGAGATTGTTCAAAATACTCTTCACCTTTACGTTGCTTACCTAAGCCAGAGATATAGAAGCTACTGACTGCTGGTAGGAATAACGCCCAATCATCTTTGTGATGATTTGATAGATTTACTTGTTCCATTAAACTTTTACTTCTTCTTTTACGAGTGCTTGAACAATACGAATTTGTTCTTGTTTTTCTTTAACTTGATTTACAAGGTCCTTGATAGTTGAATTAGTTTCTGCTAATCGTTCTACTTCAAGATCCTCATCACGCTTCTTACGTACCCATTCTAACAACATAACTGCTTCATGGTCTAAACTAATATAAGCATTACTAGATTGCATAATAACCCAAATACTGCCATCAAATACTTCAATGTTTTGACTGTTGGGGTTATATCGCATATTACCTACACCTGGTCCACTACCATTACTGATATATGTAGCAGATGGATAGCCACCTGCTACACTTAAGAACGGACCATTAGTCTGAATACTTTTTATCATTACCACATCCTGTCTTCTGGTGGAATCTCTTTTGGTTTCTCAACTACAACCACTACTGGTTCAATCTTTTTCTTTTTCTTTGTTTTGGGTGTTGCTTTTGTAGTTGTTTCTGGAATAACTTCTTCAACTACTTCAGATACTACTTCTTCAATCACCTCAGGCTCAAACTCTTGTACAGGTTGTACAGGCTGTTGTACAGGCTCTGGAAATAGAACAGGTACGGGTTTAATTTCCTGTTTAATCAACATTGATTTTCTAGCTTCTTCTTCCATAAGTCTACGCAAATCAGCTTGTTTTCTTTTCTGCGCTTCTTCTTCCTGACGTTTACGTGCTAAGATATCATCTTCCTGTTTCTTAAGTCTAACCCAAGCAAACAGTTCTTCCATCTCAGGTGTAATTAAACTTACACCATTTTCTTCTTCATGTCTTTTAGCCTTGACCCATGTTAGTAAGTCAATAGCTTCAGGAGACAATACACTAGTAGTATCCTTTGATTGTTCTTCAATCATCTTCTCACGTACCCAGGATAGTAAATCCATAGCAGGATTAGACAAATCAACGTTACAATCAGACCAACCAAGAGGCTTCCAAGCAGTACCATCAAAAACTTCTAGGTGATCCGTATTATATCTAACTAGACCGGCGCTAACTTCTTTCATGTCTATGACGGGATATGCGGGTGTTCCGCCGTTAACTACTACACCCACTCCGCCTGAAATACTTTTAATTGTCATTTTGTTTGTGCTGGGAAAAGATATTGATATACGCTTGTGCCATTGTCGATAACAATCTCACACGCACCTTGGTCACTAAAACGAATCTTCTTATCGCCGGGTAAATCTACGATTGCTAAGAATTCTTTAATAGGCCACCTCCAACTTTTATTTAGTGTTCCATTAACTGAATGTTGAAAAATAAAGTTACCCGAGTGTGTACTATGATCACCAAAGTAAATCTTTAGATCACCGTTCTCAGTTTTTGTCATAAAAGATTCTTCTTCGCTATTAGCTTGAGACTGACGGCGTAAACGTTGAATACCTACAATAGTTGGTTCGAATTCAACATTCCAAACTGTACCATTGAAAATTACTGACTTGATTTGCTCTGATACAACTGACTTACTCATCAAACGATAATCGTTAACAAAGTCTTTGTTTACTGTTTCAAAGTGAATAGTACCGGGAACACTAGTACCGTCATCTTCAATCTTAGGTTGTACTGTAATGTTACTTAGTTCATCATATACATCTAAGTTTAAGATAGTATCAAGTTTGCCTAAGTTAGGCATACCAAATACACCATCAAAGCCCGGTACAGGTTGCTTCATCAAACCATTAACAATAACTGTTTTGTTATCAGCAATAGCATTGATAGTAACATCTTTATCTGTACCTGTAATTTTGATTAGGTTAATGAAACCTAATTTTTTTGTGTATAATACTAACTCTTTTAAAATATCTTTCATGTTTTTCCTTTGTAATTTGTGCTAATATTTAATATAGCAATATGTGTCATTATGATGGGTTTTATTACGAATGTCAATACCAGTTTAACCAAATGTAAATAATTCATCAAATGTAGATTTTGTATCAGTATTAGAACGCAAATCCCAATCTAATACACCCAATAAGTTGTCAATCTTCTCATCAACTAATGTTTGTTCCATTGCATTATCATCAAACGGTAATTCACAAAACCATTTGGGTAATCTAAGTTCATCCGTCGGGTAAGCTACGCTAGTAAATCCCATTGGATTCTGTTTTAGTTTACAAACAACAATTTTCATGCCATCAACAATCTTCTGACTGTAGTTATCGTTGTAAACTCTACGCAAATAATTCCAGTTAAGAGCCGCACGAACGTGACCGGGCATGTTAGCTCTACCAGTTTTACTGTGAGCTTCCAGCTCACCATACATCGTAAGTTTGTTAACACCTTTGGGTGAACCTTTAGTCCAACTATCTTGTGCTGATAGATTTCGTTTAAAGTCTTTAACTACTGTAATAACTTCCTCACGACCTTTACCTTGCTGTAGTACCATTGACAATACATTCATTAAGAATTCTTGTACATACTTAGGTGTGTCCGCACGTTTCAAGTCAAGACCCATTGCTTTGATATCACCACCTTGACCATCTTTATCTTTACGCTTACCTTCTTTATCAAAGATATTGATAGCATAACGCTTTTTAGTAATAAAGATAGCACGATCACCGATTAGTTCACGACCTGCTTTAATGATTGCTCCATTCTTTCTTGGAGCATGAAATGCTTTCTCCATAAATGCTGGGAAACTTTCATTAGCTTGGTCAGCGATACCATCGTATAATCCGATACAAGTCTCTTTGTTCCAGTCTAGTTCTTTGTTTTCGATTTGCTTTTTAAGCGTAGGAAACGCAGTAAAATAGCAAGAATCAGTATCACCGTATACAATTGCTTCTCCTTCGTGTGAATACACACCTTCAACTGTTTCATTGATTATACTCATCATATGCTTAACAATCTGACGACCACTCAATGTAACACTTTGACCAATACGCTTGTCATAGAATCTGCAATGTTCATTCAATAGTGCACCATATGCTGAGTTAAGTAAAATTTTACGAACAAGTTGTCGCTTGTCATAATAATCATACATATCTGTACCATATGCTTCTTTAGCTTGTTTTTGAATTACTTTACGTTCTGTGTACCAACGTGTTAGTAGACCAGGTACGATGCCTTCTTTTTCATAAGTAAAAATTGTACCATTAGCTGATAACATCCAGGGATTGTGACTATCAAAAATCATTTTCCAGATTTCTGCTGCCGACATTTCCACTGAACGACCATCTTCATAGTCTACTGTAAGCATAGTACCACGTTCTTGGTTCATAATTGCTGTGTACTCTAATGCACCAAACAAATTCTCCCACAAGATACTACCAGTTACAGCATCATCACCTTCTTTGAAATATTTCTTTTCGCTGGCAAGACGTGATCCTTTGTCTCTCATGTATTGGTCAGTTATTGTTTGTCTGACTTGAGCAATAATGGTTTCGCCTGCCATGTTGAGGGCACGAATAACCGAGGGATAGAGTGAGTTAATATCGACTGCTCCGACCCATTCGTGCATTCCCTTCTTGGGCGTAGCAACAAAGGCACCTGCTGCCTGTTGGACATCTTCTGCATTTTCAACCTTTCGTTTTTTATCTGGAACAACAACCCCACGTTCATGGGCTTCATTAAAAATAGCCATCTCAATCATTGCTACCGAACCCATAACTGTTGGAAGCAGTACTGTGTTTTCATGTGCAAGTTGATTAGCTAATTCTAAAAACTTAAGTTTGTTGTGAATCTTCACCAACAACATAGTATCTTGTCTATTGTATTCAATAAACTTTTTAAAGTCTTTGTTATACAATTGGTCAAGAGTACCTTCATATACAGTTTTGTTCTCACCTACTTCCATCTCACCGATAGAGTCAAGTTTGTAACTGTGACGAGATTCATAGTTGTATTTCTTATACAACTGCAAATAGTCCATGTGAATACGACCTACTAAATCATATGTAGTTTCTTCTTTACCGAATCGTTCATACTTACGAGGTTTAGGAAGTTGACCTAGCAAACAGAATTTGCGTGTATCATCTTTACTCATCACTCTAGTAACACGATTGACCATATAGGGAATATCATATCCCTCTGAGTTCCAGCCAGTTAATACATCAGCATCTTCAATCAGTTGAAAGAAAACATCAAACATTTCCTTCTCTGAATTGAAAAGCATTGTATTCTCAAATTGATTTACAATATCATTGGCTGTTTCACTAGTCATATGCTTAGGAGCAATAACTAATGTAATACATTGGTCAAGCCAATCTAAGTAACAACTGATAGCTGTAACTGGATTAAATGGGTCTGCTGTTGGACTGAATCCTTTGACAGGATCAAAGTCTACCTCAATGTCAAAGAAGCAAGTATGAAGTTTAGGAGCATCGACACCTAAATAGTTTTCTGAAAGACAGCGGAATACAACGTTAACATCACTCTCAAAGAGTTTCTTGTTACCGTGAATTCGTCTTTCTTTTTCAAACTCAGTTCTTTTCCTAGTTGAAAATCTAGTTACAGGATCGCCATAGATACTGCGTTGCTTACCTTTGTGATCGGGATAATACAATACATAGTTAGTGGGATACTCTTTGTACTGACGCTTGCCGTTATTATCCCTCTCTACAACGTAGATACGGTCCTCATCTTTTGCGTGTATTGCATCCACATAACTCATAGAGTTTTGCCGACAGTTTCCAAGATAGTGTTGAGTTCATCATGGTCTTTGTTTGTTTGACCTAATGATGCTTTATGTGCAATCTTAATTGCTTTTTTTAGTGTAGAAGCTTTGATTTCAAGTTCTTCTGCGACTGCCTTAATAGTGTCGTTCAATCCACCATTCAATGTGTCAATTTCATGCAATACACTCATGCCTTCATTGACCAATTGTGTTAGTTTGATTTTAGCTTCACCATTAAAGGTTCTGTTGTAATCTGACATAGTTTCTCCTTGTGAAGTAGTTAGTATACATGCACAGTGCAAGAAAGTCAACTATTTTGCAAGGAATATTACCCGATTAACTTTGTGTATGTTTAGATCCAGGCCAGAATTTGACCGTTCCATCTTTTTGAACTTGTAGGTGTTCCATTATCCAATCACCTATACCATAGTCATTACTACCACCGCCCCTTGTTTTTCCAAAAGTTTCTTCAAGCTCAGTTTCGTATATACTATCTAACTCAGTAATTTTAAGTGGACCATTATCCAGGTATTGTTCTACACCTGCTGCCATATCACGCATTTCAGCAGGACTGACGCTTAATGCTCTATCCATTTGTTTGTAGAAGTCTTTAACTTCATAGTTGTAATCACTATAGTTGTTAATGGAATCATCGTCATGTACTAAATCCCAATCTATATTACCTTCTGCATCAACATAACCTTTGTTAATTGCTTGTTCTGTTTGCCAATCACGAAAACTTTCATCATCAGTTTCCCAATCCATCATAATTTCATTTACACGGTCCATAGCAAAGTCATGTATCTGTTTACCGACCTTTTCTAATATAGCATTGTCACTAAAAACAACAAACGTTTTTAATTCAGGTTCATTTTTTAAAAAGAATGGAAGTAGACTAGGGAAACGAGTTCTTAATAACCAACCAATATCTACTGGGTCATCTTCTTTATCCATAAACTGATCTGATTCAAAATGTAATTGATACTTTTCACCTTCATCTCTTGGATTAGTTGGAAGCAATATATACAATTTACCCTGACGTGAGTATTGATTGAAATAGTTAGTACCCCTAGTAGCCGCTGTACACCAACGAGTTCCTTGACCATAATAACATGCGGCAGTTTGATCTTCTGGTACAATAACACGTACTTCACTATCACTATAAACTTGTGTTGATCGACCCTTATCTTTTAACTCTGTAGGTGGTGCATCATATGATCTGATAAAAGTAAGCAATTGATTATACGTGATACGCATGATATCTTTGTATTCACTAGGGAACGCACCGCTTCTTTTATAAGTATCGTATAATGATAGTGCAGGAGTTGCGTGTGCTGATGCATCTTCTAATCTTTTTATATTAGTTTTAACATACTCACGTGCTAACCATGGAGTATATATTTTGTTTGTTGTAGGGTCAGCTTGTTCTAATGTTGCTAATACAAAGTCAACCATTTTATTAGTATCATATGTATTCTCGGGTGTTCTGAATTGAGGTTGATTTGCTAATCTAATATCATTACCCTGAGCAAATGATTTGAGTAATTGCTTACCCATCATTTTTACCATGGTGTTTCTGTTATATTCTATTAAAAACTCTCTAGCTCTCATTGGAATATCTCAGGATGCTCTTTACCGTAGATTTTGATATATTTGCCAGCCATCATGTCAGCCATTGCTTCAACGGGACTTCCTGGATAGCTATCATCAGGACCAATCATATTAAGTTGCATTTGTCTTTCATGTACAATCTCATGGAATATAGTTCTGAATATATCTACTAGATTTCGATTCTCAATATACACCCATATTTGACTGTTTTCACCGTCGTGCGTATGACGACCAGTGTGATGACCTTCTTGTGCTTCTTCTGTATTTCTACTGAATGTAAACTTGGGATAAGGCTTTTGTAAGTTTACTTTTTTATAAGACCATTCAATAAAATCTTTAATCTTTTGTTCATCGTCAGACGATTCAACACCTTCACCTATAAGATTAGTACCACCTGGAGTCGTATCATTTTGTTGTTTTATTACAAAAGTTTTATTAGGAAACTTGTTTTTTAGTAATTGAAGGTCTTGTTTTGCTTCATTAGAATCAACATATTTTGTTGCTGGTTTACCGTCAACATATATTACATATATAGGATTTCCTGCAAGTTGTGCCTCATCTAACTTATCTTTGTATTTTTTAATCCAATGATCAGGTGTTTCACCGTACTTGCTAACGAACAAGTCATGTAGTTTTTTACCACTAATGTTAAAACGCTTACTGATACGTTTCATTAAGTGGTCGATGGTTGAGTAATCAGTCTTGTTAAGACTTGGGAGTTTACGTTTCAACTCATCGGCGGCGGATTCTTCTAGTTCTGATGCTCTCATATATATATATTTATCAGAAATGGTAAAAGCTCACTTTAGATTTTCGAGTAGCGAATTCGTAAATCAGGCCAGCAGCCGGCCCACACTACGGTAACTTAATACCGGTCCTAAGGTGTGTATTTTATTGCAAGGGAATCTGATTATTAGGGCTGTCAGATTCACCCTCTTCTGTATATATTGAATAATCATCAGAATTACTATCTGCATCTTTATTTGTAAATGTGTTATTAGTTAATTCCAACATAATATCTTTTTGTTCTAATAGAACTGTATTTTGTGGAACAAGTCCAATTTGCATCAATGCATTTAATGTTTGCGGATTACTCATAGCATTTAACAATTTAGCTGGACTAGGTCTTCCCAAAGCAATGATTTCAGATTGTATCTCACGACCAACTGTGACTGTAAATTCATAGTTAGCATTAGCTTCAAACATCTCATCATCAGTGTATGGTGTACCATCTTCGTGCGACAGTCTAGTTGGTTCTACTTCTGTATACAGTTCAGCAAGAAGTTTTTCTAATATCTTAATCTCTTTACGATTAAGTTCAAAAGCATGTTTTTGATCATTAATTCAAGTATTTCTGCTTGTAGATTAAGCAGAATGTGGGGTAATGCTGGAACTGTTTTTAGATGTTTCAGTTCTTCAAGTTTAGCCTGATATTTAAGTTCGGCACATTCTTCTAATACTGCGGCACGTTTGCGACCAACATAGAAGCCTTGAAGTGTTTTAATTTTTTCCCATGGGGTTGAACCAATAACTTGATATCGGTAGTTAAATTCTGAATTTAGATTTGAAGCCATTTTTTCTCTCTATAAGTTGTTTATAGAGATATTTAATAGCTTTTTTGTGTATCTAAATTTTTTATTTAACCTCTAGGAAAATCTGGGAATGGTACCCAATTAGTTGTAGCTTCATCCCACAAGTATGGATAACCATCGGTTGGAATAGCTACGGGTGCAACATATGATACTAGTTCTTCATCCCATGTCCATGATGCTGGACGTTCAGCATTAAATGCGTTTTCTCTTGCTTGAGCAATTTCTTCTGCTGTTGGAGCAGGCATGTTTTCTAAATCTATCATTTTATTTTTCCTTTATAAATGTATTCAACTCTTTTAATTTCCGTAACCTGCAGCCGCAAGGCCTTGTCTAGCAGTACCTACACCAGTAGTGTCAGTAGCAACAACACCTGTATTTGATACTAGATTGGTCATGGATAGATTAGAACCATTAGTTCCATAACCAAATATAGCTTTATCAGTACCATATCCAGCGGCCGCTAGTGTAAATCTAGCAGTACCTACACCTGCTGTATCAGTGGCAACTACGCCTGTGTTCGAAACTAAATTGGTTATTGCAGTATAATTAGTACTGTATCCATATCCAAATATAGCCTTGTCAGTGCCATAACCAGCGGCTGCTAATCCATTTCTAACAGTACCAACACCTGTAGTGTCAGTAGCAACAACACCTGTATTTGATACTTTGTTAGTGACTGATGTTCCATCTCCGTATCCAAATATAGCTTTATCAGTACCATATCCAGCAGCCGCCAAATTTCGCCTAGCAGTACCTACACCAGTTACATCATTACCAACTACACCTGTATTTGATACTAAATTAGTCATGGATACCGCCTGCGCCACGAGTCCATATCCAAATACAGCTTTATCAGTACCATATCCAGCAGCCGATAAAGCTCGTCTAGCAGTACCTACTCCTGTAACATCATTACCAACAACACCTGTATTTGATACTAGGTTGGTCATGGATAGATTACCAGCAGTCATGCCGTATCCAAATATAGCTTTATCAGTACCATATCCAGCGGCTGCTAGATACATTCTAGCAGTACCAACGCCAGTAGTGTCAGTAGCTACTACACCCGTGTTCGAAACTAAATTGGTTATTGCAGTATAATCAGTACTGTATCCATATCCAAATATAGCCTTACTACCAGCTGGTGGTGCCTCTACAGTCCATCCTCCGCCGGATATTGTTATTCCACCTGTTATTGTTATTGGCATTTATATTAATCCTTTATCTTATTTATATTCATTTTATTCCGTTAAGCACGTTGTTTCTTTAATATGCTACGTAGCATCCAATTG